ACATCGACTGGATTGCGGGATTGTGCCGCGCTCCTGGCCACTCGTCGGTTCCGAGATGGCCGCCTGCCGCCTCGAGGATTGCTGGGTTGTAGGACATGGTGTGCTCCTTTCGGACATAAAAAAAACCGCCTGCGAGGGCGGGTGGTGAATTTCTTGATCGAGTTTTGATCGTGCTCAGACGCACAGATCAGCGGTCTGGGAACTTTCGGTCGAGACGGTCGAGGGTTTTGCCGATGCCAAGCAGGCTTCCCTCGATGCGGCCCAGCTGAATGGCTTGCTGGTTGGCTGATTCCCCCTGCGCCTCGACCTTCACTTCCAGCTTTGTGATCTCGCGCTCGTTAAGCTTGCTCTGTGCTGACGCCTTGGACAGAGCCACTTCAATGCGTGCCCAAAGACCGGCCAAGCCCAGGAGCAGTGGCCAGACCGCCTGTATCGTTTCCCAATTTGGCATCATCGCCTACTCCTTCTTTTTTCTCGTAAATTTTGATTTTCCCACGCATCAGTTGGGCCCTCCCAGCGTCAGATAGTGGATGGCGATGCGCACGGCACCGCCGGTGAAACTGCCGCCTTGGGCGGTGAGCAGGATTGGCGTGTCTGCATAGAACGCCTGCGGGCCAATCACGCCGGTGTTGGTACTACCGGCGGCCACGCCGAGCGCCCCGCCAAACTTGTCGGCCTCGCCCGCGATCCCGCAATCGTAGGAGGTCGCGCCGGTAATCGTTGTGGTGGTCCGGGTCGAGACGCCGAGAACGATGGCGCGGTTGGGGATTTCGATGGTGGAGGTGACGGTGGCCCCTGAGAGGCCAGAGAGGGTCTGCTCGAGGACCGCCATGCCCGTGGTGCTGCCCAACGCGCCCTTGGCGACCTCGACACTGCCCGCCTGCGCCAGCAATCCCATGGCTGCGTCCAGCGGCGTCCAGGCTGCACCGATCCGCACGACCACGCGGGCCTCATCCTGCACCCAGACCACCCAGCCGGTGCGGGCTGGCAGGCGCAGCCATGCGCCGTCGGACCAGAGCGCAATGTCCCCGGTCCAGCCCGACCACGCGCCGCTCGCACCACTGGCCACGATGTAACGCGCGCCCTCGATCGGAGCGGCGGGCGGCGCTGCGAGGTTGCGGTTGAGCACGGACATCTGGATCAGGCCATCGAGCAGGCGCAGGGCCTCGTTGTGGGTGACATGCTTCTGGGCCTGCGCCGCCAGGATGAATGGCAGCGCGAGGTTGGTGGTGGTATCGGCCATGGGGTGTCCTTCAGAAAGTCAGGGTTATTGTCCGGGTGGCGCCGCGCCCGACGAGCGCGGAGAGCTGTGCGATGCGGATATCGAGGGTGTCGCCGGGTCCGAGCGTGGCTCCCCAGTCTGCCACCTGCTCTGCGGCGGTGTAGAGCGCGCTTGGGGTGGCAACTGTAAAGGTTCTCTTAACAGTTGCGCCGTCGAGGATGTCGATCTCATAGGCCTCGCTTGACTCGGACATAGGCACCTCGACCACTGCCCAGCTGTCGCTGAGCAAAGCGCGGTCGCGCCGCGTCCAGCGGATCGTCAGATCGCCCGGGATGCGCCCGCGCCGCGACGGCTGCTCGACATGGCCGACCGAGAAGGGACGCAGCCCCGCGCCTGTGGGCGTGAAGGAGGCGCCGACGTAGCTGTCGTCAGTGAAGGGCAGCGAGGCCGGGCCGATGCGCCATTTCCACGGCAAGCCGAGATCGGCCAGAGCGAGCGGCATGCGCGCCAGCGCGGCGTCCAGCACGACAAAACGCGCCCCTGCCGCTACATTTGCCGCGACCGCCTGCTCGGTACCACGTTGACCGCGCAGGAGGCGGGTGAGGCGATAGCGGCCTTTTGCCACCAGCTCCGCGCGGCTGGCTTGCACGACCTCCCAGACGCCGGGCGCGCTTTCTACCGCGAGGGCGTTGGCGCCACCAAAGAGCGCAAGGTCCGTGACGTTCTCGAGCGTGCCGCTGCGCAGATCGACCACCAGCGCGTTGGCCATGTCAAAGCGCGAGGTCGGCCCAGCTGCAAGGTCCGCGGCGAGAGTGCCAAGGCGCGCCTGCGTGCCGAATGTTTGAAAGAGCTCAAATCCTTCGTCTGAATAGCTGCGCCACACGGCGACGTTTCCCGGCCAAGGGCGGGCGAAACCCGCGATCAGCGGCTGGTGGTCCGTCTCCGCTTCGGTAAGCTGCGGCACATCGAGAAACACCACCTCCGTTCCGCCAAAGACAACGGGCTGGGCAAGCGAGGTCGCGCGCGGCTGGCCGGGTGGCAGATCATAGACCATGCGGTCCTGAAACAGCGTGTCCATCGACCGCGCGTCGCTGTCGGCCACGGAGATCACGCGCAGGTCGATCAGGCGGTCGTCGTGATCCAGCCGCAGCACGTCGCCGGGATCGATGGCCAGCCGCGAGGGCGGCAGGCGGAAGGCTGCGCTTTCCCGTCCCACCCAAGCCTCCATCAGCGCACGTCGGCAGCGCCGTTCCGCCTCTTCCGGTGGCAAAGCGATCGGGAATGCCTCCGCGCTTACGCGGGACGCCTCCACGGTGATCCTGCGCGCCTCAACCACAGCTGAGTCATAGTCCTCATCAGAGCGCGCCATCTGCCATTTGAGAGCCTGCGGCAGCTCCGTCTCCTGCCCGCGGGTAAGCTCGATCACCTCGCCGTTGCCGTTTTGCGCGGCGACCATGTCCTCGGGCGAGATCGTCGCGACCGGCGCGCGGCCGCGCATCAGAAAGCGGATCATGCCCTCGCTTTCGATGGCATCAAAACCGAAATGCCGCGCCAGCGTAGTCAGCGAGGTGCGGGGCGCTTCCAGAGCGGTGATCACATAGCCCTCGACCGCGCCCCAAAGCCCGCTGACGTCGATCCGCTCTTCGGGCAGACCGGCGCGCAGGCAGAGCGTGCGGACAAGTGCGGCCAGCGACACCGATCCCAGCCGCCCGGTCAGCCAGTGGCCCAGCCGCCAGTTGGCCCCGTCCGTCCAGACATCCGCCAGCTCGGGAAAGAAGGGATAAGGGCGGGCGTCCCACGTCCATGCAGCACATTCCGGCACATGCACCATCGGAGCGCCATAGACGCTCGAGACCGGGTTGTTCGCAGGCTTGCCCCAATGGTCGAGCGTCGCTTCGAGATAGGCGCGCTGGATCGCGTCGTCGCGCCAGCCGCGTGAGGAATGCGGCACGGCGCTTTCGGAGGATTTGGGGTCATAGAACACGTTGGGCTGGTTTGTGCCGCGATCAACGGCGGGGCATCCGAACTCGGTGAACCAGAAGGGTTTGGATTGCGGCACCCAAGCGGTGGGCGTGGCGCTCTCGACGCCGCCGGGCCGGTTGAAATGCGGATTGGTCCACCAGCTGCGCAGGTCCTTGTTGCGAAAGACCCATGGCTTGCCAGCGGAGCCATCGGTGATTGGCGTGCGGTTCTGCGCGGCGCGGTCCGCCGTGCTGGCGTAGAACCACTCGAAGCCTTCGCCGCCCTCGATGTTGGATTGCAGGTAGGCGCGGTCGTAGATCACCGGCCAGTTCTGGGCGTCTAGGTGCTCGTAGCCGTCGCGCCAGTCGGACAACGGCATGTAATTGTCGATGCCGATGAAGTCGATGTTCTGGTCCGCCCAGAGCGGATCAAGATGGAAGTAAACGTCGCCGCTCCCATCGTCTGGGTGGTGGCCGAAATACTCTGACCAGTCGGACGCATAGCTGATCTTGGTGCCTGGGCCCAATATCGCGCGCACGTCGGCCGCCAGATCGCGCAGCTGCTGGACGCTCGGGTATGTCCCGGCCGCCGACCGTACCTGCGTCAGCCTGCGCATCTCCGAGCCTATGATGAAGGCGTCGACACCACCGGCGGCTTTGCAGAGGTGGGCGTAGTGCAGGATCATCCGTCGCACGCTCCATTCGCTGGCAGGGCCGGTAAAGCTGACAGTCGTGCCCGAGACCGCGAAGTTGGCGGGCGTGGCCGCGCCGAAGAGTGCCGCGACCTGCGCCGCTGCCGTTGCGGTCTTGTCGACCGTGCCTGCGAAACCCGCCGCCGGGCTGCATGTGATCCGACCGCGCCATGGAAACGCCGGTTGCCCAGCGCTGGCGGCGTTGTCGCTGTAGGGGTTTGGCAGGGTGTTGTCCGAGGGTACGTCCATCAGCATAAAGGGATAGAAAGTCACGCGCAGCCCGCGATCCTTCACCTCCTGTATGGACTGCACCACCGAAAGGTCGCTCGGCGTCCCACCGTAGACGGGGCGGTTGTCGCTGTCTTGGCTCACAAGGTAGGCGCTCGCGCGGGCCACGCCGTTGACCGACCAGGCGGGCGTCGTGCTCTTGCTGGCCACCTCGACGCCCGGTCGAACCTTGCAGTTCCCCGCGCGCAGGTCGTCCCCGAACCACGCGACGACAAGAGAGGCGCTCTCCACTTCGGGCGCCTGCGCTTGCAGCCGATCCATGGCGACCACAAAGTCGGCCGTGTTGGCCAGCGCGTTGGCGTTCTCCGCTGTGGTGGTCCCGCCTTCGGTTTTGCGCACGATCTGGGTGGCGTAGCTAAACTCACCGGAAGCCGGGTTGATGGTCACCGCCTTGGTCATACCCTCGGCGGTGTCAGGGTCGGCGAGCGGGCGGAACACCTCGAAGGTCAGCTGCGGCAGGCGGTTGCCGAACTTCTCGAGTGCGAGCTCCTCGAACACGACGTAGGCGGTGCCGCGATAGGCGGGCGTTGCGTCCGCACCCATCTTGGCCGCGATGAAGGTGTCAGGCAACTGGCCCTCGTCGCCCCGGTACCAGCGCCAGACCACGCCCTCCATATCCATAGGCTTGCCATCGGCCCAGATGCGGCCGATTCCGCTGATTGGGCCCTCGCAGATCGCCACCGCGAAGCTGGCGTAGTAGAGGTATTCGGTGGTGGTAACACTTGGACCACCGCCTTTGCCACCGCCCTGGCGGGTCGTGCGCGTCTCCTCCCGAAAATCCGTGGCCCAGATTAGGTTTCCGCCCATGCGCATGCGCCCGTAGACGCGGGGCAGGATTGCACCCTCGGTGGAGGAGGTGATGCGCAGGCTGTCGAGCCGTGCGCCTTCGATCCGCTGGCCGGGTGTGAGCGATGAGACGATCCAGCTGTCCACGACAGATCCGATGGTGGAGCCGACAAACCCGCCGATGGCCGCACCGGTAAAGCCAAGAACGGTGCTAGAGATCAGCGAGCCGCCGATGGCGGTGCCGACGGCGCCAAGAACAAGTGTTGCCATGCGTCAGGGTCTCTTTCTGCGGGTGCGCTTGCTGCGCGGAAAACGGAAGGCAAAGGCGATGCGCCGCCGCCAGGCATCGGTCAGGGGTTCCTCGATCACACCGAGGCGGTCGTAGGAGTGCAAAAAGCGGTCAGACTCGGTGAGGATCCCGACATGTTTTACGATCGCGCCGCGCAGCATGCGGAAAAGAACCATGTCGCCGGGACTTGCGCTCTCGACCGGGATCCGGATCATGGCTTGCGCGGCGCCTTCAAAGAGGACCTCGCGCTGCCCCGTCTCGCCCCAGTCGCGGCTGTAGGGCGGCACCGGCACAGGTTCCACGCCCACCACTTCGCGCCAGACACCGCGTGCAAGGCCAAGGCAGTCGCACCCAACGCCCTTCACGCTGGCCTGATCGTGATAGGGCGTGCCGAGCCATGCGCGCGCGGCCGCCACCACCACGTCCGGATCGGCCGGGTGCGGCGCGCGGCGTTGTTTTGCTTTGCTCATAGCACATTGCCCTGGTGCCGACCGTCCTTGGTGGCATAGCGGATCACGGCGTCCTGGCCGGGGATGTCGGGAAAGCCGCGAAAGTTCACCATATTGGCGAATTTGGCTTGGCAGGTCTCGGCGCGCTTGTCACAGCCAGCGCGGATCACGAAGGTATCGCTGACAGCGATCGGCCGCACCGGGGCTTCGAGCAGCGTCACGGTCACGATGCCGCCTGCGACCGTATGGATCAGGACCTCAGCCTGCCGTCCGTCATTGGCGCCCGAGGACCATTGAACCGTCCCTCCGGAAAACCACCCATCCGCAAAGCTGAAAATGCCCGAGGCGAGAAACGCGCGGTCGCGCAGCAGCTCTGTCACGAGGCCTGTGCCCTTGAATGCGGGGCTCTCCAGATCAATCCCGCAGCGCGCATCCCCCAATGCTGCGTCGCATGTGCCCTGGAAACTGCGCCCGATGGTCTGTCCCAGCACATGAGCCATGCTGCGCACCTCGGCGACAAAGGCCAAGCGACCACGCCTGATCTGGCCGATCGCCCCGCGGCGCAGAAGTGCGCGCTGGCCGGTGTCGGCCCAGTTCACCCGCCAGACCTCGACTGCGGCATTGTCCCAGCGGCCATCGGCGATGTCGGTCTCGGTGATCCGGTCGGAAGTCAGCACGCCCTCGGCGTCTTGGGCATCGACCGAGAGGTCTGAGCCCGAGCGGAGCTCAGAGGCCACAAGCCCGCTTTCGGGCTCGAAACTGGTTCCATCGAAGGTCAGGTGGCGATCATGATCGGTGAAGCCGAGCACAACACCGTCAGCCCGCGTGATACGCCAGCACCAGGCCAGCGTGGTTGCTGCGCTGTCCAGATGGGCTTGCAGATCGGGGGGCAAGGCCTTCACTTTCGAGCCTCGATCTCGTCCATCACCGCGAGCAGGCACTGGAAAGTCGCGCGCGCCTGCTGCGTTGCCTCCAGTCTGGTGCGAGCCGCTACAATCCATGCTTTCGAGGCAGCGGCATCAAGATAAGATGTGTGCAGTGATGGCAGGCCCCGCTTGGCCATCTTGGGTGCCAGCACGCGGCCGCCAGAATGATGCGCGCCGTGCAGGACGTAAGCTGCACCGGTGCAATCCTGTCCGATCAGGTCTTGCGCATAGCGCAGCGCTGCACGGCTGGCGTGCGCTTTCGGCAGCACCAACAGGTCGGCACCAAACAGAGCGTCGCGCTCCATATGCGCTGGCAGTTCTGCGTCCACGACAGAGTGCAAGCAGCGCATGGCCCAGAGCCAGTCGGCCCAGTGTTGCGGGGTGACTGCGCCGTTCACCATTGCCTGTCCCAGCGGATGTTGCTCGCAGGCGTGGTGTAGATCGCGGGTCAGCACGTATAGACCTCCCATCATTTGAACGAGCCTCCGAGTTCGATGACCCGCCCACGCCATAATCGCAGGCTGGTAAACTGCTCAAAGGTCTCCTGGCCTGTAGCTAGGTGCCCGCCGGGTTGGAGCGTGCCAAAGGCCAGATCAGGACCGTGCGCGACCCAATAGATCGGCGCGTCGGTCTCGTTTATCAGTTCGTGCGCTGCTCTCATTTCTGTCATGCTGCAAGCCCTCCGTCTGTGATGGTCCACGCCGCACCCGTGCGCAGGACCGTTGCGGTTGCCAGATCGCCGTTCCATGAATCAACGAGTTGAGGTGCCGCGAGATTGCCCACATCCTGCTGGGTCGCTTGCACGGCATCGAGGTTGTCGCGCAATTCCCAGACACCGCTGGTCTTGATGAAATACCAGTCGTTTCCGTTGGCATAGAGCTGTACCGTGCCGTCGAACAGATAGTTGCCATCTGCGTTCGCATTGCCAGCGTCAGAGACCGTCAGGCGGTTAGAGTTGCTCAGATAGGCACGCGCCGCGACAGCGTTCTCGTAGAGTTCGCCCACGAAGTAATCCGTGTCGTTATAGGTGCGGTCACCAAAACCAGCTAGAACTCCGAAGGGACCATTGAGCTCAATGATCGAGTTGGACCATCCGACGAGAAGTTTGGAGTAATTCTCTGCAGAGAAATTAGAGCCCGGCCCACCAAACATTGCATTGATCAGTGCGGATTGAGTATTTAATTTCCAGTCGGATATATCTTGGTCGAAATTGTTAGGCCTTGTTGGATTTGAGCAGAAAAACATCTCTGAAAAGTCTTCGACCTTGGAAACGTCCCACGCAGCGATTGGTTGATTGAAATCCGAAGATCCGGAACCACCGAACATCCGCTTCATGCTGATAACTTTAGAAACATCCCAATTCTCAACGGGCCGGTTGAATTTCATTCGAGTGTTGATCGTCGCGGGAAAGAACATCTCTTCCATTGTGGTTACATTAAACGTGTTCCAGCTGCCTATTGGTTGGTTGAAAGCATCTGCATCCATAAACAGTCGGGACATGTTTGTGACACCCGAAGTGTCCCAAGACAGAATTGATAGATGGTTGAATGATTTTGCGCTTTGAAAAAGCGCCTGAATATTTGCGGGAAGCACCCAGTTGCTCACGTCGTTGTTAAATGGGCTATTTGCAAACATCTCTCTTACGTCAATTGCTGCCGAAATGTTCCAACCCGTGAGCGGCTGATTAAATAATGATCGATCGAACATTCCACGAAAATTTGTGACGCTAGAGACGTCCCAATCTGCTATGGGCTGTTGGAATTGTCCGCCAGAGCCAAAGAACATGCGCGACATGTTAGTGACCGAAGACACGTCCCAATTCTTGATTGAGTCGGTACCCCCGTTGTTGAACAAATGAGGTCTGTCAGTGCCTACCAGGGACGCGCCGAACATTTGAAACATGTTAGTGACCGAGGACACGTCCCACCCGCCGATGTTCTGATTAAAAAAGTAATCAGAATTAGTCGCGTTCCGGCTAAACATGAAAGACATGTCCGTGACCGAAGAAACGTCCCAGCTACCGATTGGTTGGTTGAACACATAATCAAGCCCCGTAATCGTGGTTCGGAACATACCACGCATACTATTGGCGTTGGATACATCCCAGCCGCTAATGTTCTGGTTAAAGCTCCCTGCATTCAGGAAACACTCGGTAAAATCCTTCACTTCGCCTACAGTAAACCCGGTCACGTCGAAAGTGACGGTACCCGCGTTAAAGAACATCCCCTGAATGCTCTTGACCGTAGGCGGGATGTTGGGCGTGCAGAAGATGGTATTGGACGTCACGTTGCGGAACATCTCGCGCAGAGAGTTCAAGCCCAGGCCGACACCTATGTTATCCACTCGGATCAGCCCTTGGATGTTTGTGTTGCCACCGAACTGCTCCAACTGCCCGCTGATGATCACAGTGACGAGACCCGTCACGCCCGCTGCGTAGGTCTTTGAGCGAATGCCGCCAGTGGTGTAGGCGTTCGAAGTGCCGTCACCCCAGTCCACATTTACGTTCACGATCCCGCCGTAGACGCCCATCGGCAGGTTGATCGTGCGATTAAGAGCCAAAGCCGGATCGTAGATCAAGATCATCGAGGCGACACCCTTGAGGATGAAGCGTGGTGCTGTGAAGGCGGTGTAGAGGATCGGACCAGCGCCGCCCTGCCGACCGCCGTAGCGTCCGCTCCACTGATAGGCTTGGCCTTCGACCAGCTGTGTGGGCAAGTTGATCAGAGCACCGCTGACCGAAGTCACCGTTGCCACCGGGGGGTCCACGGCGGGGTTTGCAGTGTCTTCCCAAAACTGAATTTGCGTCTCGACGTAGTCTAGGCCGAGCGCGCTGAAGAACGGGGAAAGCTCAACGGTGCCAGTGACTGCGCCCTGGCGAGTGACTGGCATGGGGTCATCGATCAGCTTGGGGAAGGTCTGCCGAAATGGGATCGAGAAATCGGACTGACCACCCTCTGTTCCAATATACTTGCCGCGCCAGAAAATCTCGTCGCCTGACTCGAAACCGTCCTCGGGATACAGAAGCTGGTAGAGCGAAGCAAACTCATCGTTGACCAGTCGGGTCTCCGCATCGACAAAGTCCACGCCGTTCATGCTGATCTCGAATAGAATGCCGACCTGCGAAAGGCCAGCGGGACTTCTAAATGCAGATAATCGCAATTGCGTCTGCTCCATCGAGTTGGTCGGGACGCGCGCTGAAGGCCGCGAGATTTCCACGACCTCGGACGGGATTACCCAATCAGATCCGTTGGAATAGTAAAGCTGCCCGTCCTCAGCAACGATTACCGCGCCGTTGTGCTGTGTCGCATCCAGCGGGATCGGGAATGGGTAGACGAGCGACTGCCCGACGAACTTGCCCTTGCCGGAACCATATTTCACGCTCATGTTGGGATCTCCGTGAATTCTTCGCGCTGATTGAGGATGAAGCTAAAATGCGTCATGGCGGTCTGCGCAGCAGCGCATTTGACCTGAAGCTGCTCGCCGTTTCTCAGCACCTGGCGGTCAAGCGAGATCGACAGAAAGTCACCAGAAGGAGAAAACGCACCGTCGATCAGCAGGAAGTTGTCCGCTCCGTTTGCCGCCAGCACCCGCGCTGAAATGGTCGCGCCAGCTGGCGTCAGGGGGCAGACCGCGAGGCCCGTCATGATCGCCGCCGTACCCACCACCCGCAAAGGGTTCGGGCCATTGGCCGGGATCGTATAGCTGGGCACGTCGTAGATCGTTTGCCAGTCGCTCCCAATCTCAGTGCGCACCACCTCGAACAGGTTTAGCGGTGGACGGGGTGTGATGATGGTTCCCATGGTTCAGCCTCCAATGCCGATGATGAGGGGGAGAGCGATGTTCTGCACGCCGCGACTGAATGCCTGACCCTCGATGGTGTTGCGTTCAAAGTCCACGCGCAGGTCCTCTCCGAGATACGTGTCGCCAACCTCGGTAGAGAAGGTCGCAAAGACCTTGCCGCCATTGGCCTTGAAGATGGCCTCGGCAGGGGGTGGGTTTTCGCCGGTGCCGCGCTGGCTGAACGGCAGCGAGTTGTAGTTGACGCCGCTGCCTGCGTTGCTGAATTGCTGGCCGGTGGCTTCGATCACCGAGGGGAATGCCACCCGGAAACTGGCAGGGTTCGCGACCACATCGCTGATCAAAGTGATCAGCCCGTCAACCATTGCCTCGGCGGCCGGATCGGTGAGCCGTCCAAGAAGCTCCAGGCGGACCTGCTCCCAGCTGTCGAGGAACAGCTGCAGGAGCGAGGTCGCAAAGAGATATTCCGCGTTCCAATTGAACAGCCCTTTGGCAAAGAACTGCGCGCCCTTGTCCTGGCCAGAGCGCAGATCGTTTACGATGGAGCGCAGCAATGTGCGCGTGTCGCGCTCGGTGAGTGTTCTTTGATCCGCGGTTAATCCGCCCCACCCAGTCATGGTGGGATAGCGCACCTCCATGAGAGCTGTCACGATTGCCTCGGTTTGCGTGCTGATCAGGTTTGCTGAGGACGTAAATGCTTCGATCACGCTGGGATCGGCCACGCCTTTGATCTGGATGGTTTGGCGGAAACCTGTGGATGCCAGTGCAAAGTCGCCAAACGTGTTGTTTGAGTTTGCGACGGTCACTTGCCCGCCATTGTGCGCCCAGAGGCCAACCCGCGACCAGTTGGTGAACACCGAGACCAGCTGGACAAAGGCATTGCGCGTTATGGCATAGCCGACGCCGTTGGGATTGATGGAGGTGAAGCTGTCAACGACGACCGAGCGCAGAGGTGAGGACGGCGCAAGAACTGAACCATCAGCAAGGATATTTCCTGCGCCGAGCGGCATCAGGGGGTTCGCGTTCGCCTTGTCGATCGGCAGCGCCATCTGATCCTGCGAGAAGTCATGCAACATCGAGCAGTCTGAGATGTAGGGCGACCGGGTGATGACTTCGCCAGGATTGAACGCAAAGGCGTAGCCTTTTTGAGGCGGCCCGCCATCGAGCGTGAAAGGCTCGTGCTCAAGGCCCGTGAAGGTAAATCCGCGGGCTTTGATCCCGTTTCTCATAAGGAACATATTGTTGCGCCGCGCCGTGCCGCTTGCGGGCGCTGTTTGCGCTGAGTTCGACAGGATCAGCTTCGTGACGCGCAGGTCGTAGCCATAGATGGCGCAATTCGCTGGGATCACACTGTCTGGCTTTACTAGATACTCGCCTGGATGCACGATCGCCGCGCAGGGGTTGGGTGCTTCATCCGCCATCCGGGCCAGCGCTTGGGCGACCGAGGCGAGCGGAGCGGACAGCGACTTGCCGGAGTTGGTATCTGATCCGTCCATCGTCACGTAGAAGGTCCGCTGGACAGGGATCGAGACAAAGTTCAGACGCTCTAGAGAGCAGACCTCGACGTCCGTGGCATGATTGAGGCCAAAAGTGCGGACCCAAGGCACAGCGTAGCGGGCGCCATCTGGCGCTTGCAGCTCGGTAGGTGTGATTTCTGCAGCGGTGACCACGCGCCGGAGTTCGCGCCGACCGTCAGAAACCTTGAGGTTGAGGACTGTGTCAATCGTGGTCGTGGACAGCGCGGTCTTGTCTGCGGCCAGCCAGTCAATGCCGCAGGAAATTGCGTCGTCAGACGGATCGGGACTGTTGGTCGCGCGCCGGTAAACTGCGCGGAAATTATACCGCTCCGCGCTTTCGATTGGCACTGGCGTGACGGCTGTGACCTGCTGGCTGGAATTGAGGCGGACGACTTTCCCGTCTGCGTTCTGCGCAACAAGCCCGCCGTCGATGTCGTACAGCTGAGGCGTATCGCCAGGGCGATGTTCAAGGGCGGTATAGGTTTGCATGGGCGAGGTCCTTAGCTGAGGCGGAGTTCCACAAGCGGGATTGAGGTGATCGAGCCGAGACGCTCGATGTCGAGGGTGACGTCCATCAGATCGCTGTCGAAGCGGACGGGCACGTCGAACTGGTAGCCAGCTGTGATGGAGACGTCGGATTCCGGAGCCGCATCAAACGTGACGATCCCGGTGTCATTATCGATGGACCAGCCATTGAACTGCTCTGCTCCGCCAAGCGCGATGCGGATTGTTCCGGCGACCGGCTTCTCGATGCGGCGCTGATAGATGTGGGGCGCAGTGCCATAGGCTTTGCTCAGCGCGAACTCTGTGGTCTCGCCATCCCCGGTGCCGATCAGCTGATCCATCTCGGACACACCCTTTGAGGGCGCGCAGGATTTGTAATCCGCCCAATCCTTGAACCGAAACCCGTAGAGCCGCCCCAGCCGCGCCTCGAAGAAGGAGACCACCGCGTGCAGATCATCCACGCGGCGAATGCCGTAGCTGACATCGTAGCGGCGGCGCGAGGCGGACCAGCTGGCGTTGCGCTCCTCACGGCCCGATGCCAGCTCAACAATCTGCGTGCGCCGCTGCGGTCCGCCGCGTGCACCGCGGCTGATGTTGTCGGGGAACTGCACCTCGTGAAACGCCATTACATGCCCCTCCGGCCCATGGAGACCGCGCGCGAGATATCGGCTGCGACCTGCGTGCGCGATTGGCGGAAGCTCTCGGCGTCGCGGGTCTGGATCGATATATTGACGACGGGTGCTGCATCGCGCTGCCCGCCTGCGTCGCCGTAGCTTTGGGCTTCCCGGCGGTTGAGTACGCGCTCGCCGCGCTGCAGGATCGCCGGGACCTCGTCGGATTTGAGCCCGGCCCAGCCGCCGTTGTGCAGGCGCGGTGCGTCGGCAAAGGCCATGGCCGGGACCATGCGCGAGGGCGCAGGACCGCCCACGAGACCACCCTGGTGGAAGACCCCGGCAAACATGCCGCCGAGATTGCCGAGCGCGCCGGAGAGCGCATTGGCGATAGGCCCGAGGATAAACTTGCGCGCTCCAAGCTTGGCGAGGTCCGCGATCATCGATGTGACCAGGCCTTTGAAATTCAGTTTGCCGGTCTTTACGAAATTGCCGATGGCGTCTTCCGCACTTTGAAACGCGCTCACGAGCACGTTGCCGATGTCCGCGCCCACATCGCGGGCTTTGTCCGCGTATTCGCTGACCGCGTTCACAACCGCCTGCCAGCCAGTGGCTGCCGCCTCGGCACCGTCGGCTGCGCCTGCGCCCGCCTGCTTTGCCGCACCGCCTGCGCGCCCGGCCTGTCCTTTGGTCTCCCCCAGCGCATCGTTGAACCGGTCCGCTGAATTGGCGGCACTTTCGAGCGCCGCTGTGCCTTCATCGCCCGCACCAGAAATGGCATCCTTCAGCGCCTGCCAGGCGGTCATGGTGCGCGAAGCTGCATCTGACAGCATCCCCGCAGCCTCGGAATAGCCTGCTGCCCGACCGCGCGCATCATCTGCCATGCCGCCAAAGAGTTCAGGCACCTGGAAGGGATTGTCCGAGAAGGCGCTGTCGTAAGCTGCCCGCGCACGCTCTCCCAGATTGACGGCTTCCGGGACTGCAGACTTCCATTCCGAGAGATCAGGGGCGGCGATGGCCCATTCGGGACGTCGACCGCCAAGGGTCAGCACTGTGTTAATCGCCTCGGTGATGCCCGCAATGCCGGTCTCCATCACCTCGACCAGACCGTTGATTGCAAGTGCACCAACGCGCTCGAACACATCCGGCAGCGCGCTCCAGATGGCCTGCACTGCAAGAAATGTGCCCTCGAAGGTGTTGACGGTGCTGTTTGCCCAGCCGACCACCGCCGCTGTTGCATCTTGCAAACCGTCGTAAATACCAGCCTGCGCGGAGGCCCAACCAGCTTCCACGCGCGCCCAAGCCGCATCCGCGCTAAGCGATACCCGGTCCCAGACCTCGACAGCCACGTCCTTGAGCAGGTCCAGCGAGTTGCCGAACCCGCCTGCGCCAGAAACCAGCCGCGTGAACTGATAGACCATCTCGCCTGCGCCAACGATCAGCGCGCCGATGCCGGTGCGGATCAGCGCCGCGCGCAGAAAGACCAGACCTGTCACCAGCCCACTGACCGAGAAGGTCGCGGCCACAAGTCCCGCCACCCACCGGCCCGCCATCACGCCTGCGAAGGTCACCGCAAATGTGGTCAGGCGTCCAATGTTCTCAAACAGACCTTGAATGGCACTTCCAAGTGGCCCGGTCGTGCGCGCCATCGCTGCCAGCGCATCCGCCACGGCCTCAAGCGTGGGCGCTGCAGCGACCGCCAGCTGGTTCGACACACCGCGCCAGATCAAGCCCAGCCGTGAGATCGCATCATTGGTGCGCTCGATCTGGTCCGCGTCCTGTTCGGAGACGACGATGCCAAAGTCCTGCACATCCTGCGTCGCCTGGCGCAGCGTCGCTGTATCAATCCGCGACATGGCGATTGAGCCTTCCTCGCCGAAGATTTGCCCTGCCACGGCAGCGCGCTCTGCTTCGGGAACAAACTCAGTCATGGCAGCGGACACTGCCGCGATACGCTGATCGAGTGGCATGTCCATCAGCGTCTCGGCGGAGAGGTTCAGCCGGTCCAGCGCGGCCGCCGCTGGCCCACCAGAGGCTGCAGCCTGGCTGAGGCGACGGGTCATGTCCTTGGTGGCCTGCTCGATCCCCGAGATGGAAACACCAGCCAGTTCACCAGCGCGCTCCAGCACCTGCAGGCTTTCGACGGTTGTATCCAGCGATTGTGCCAGCTTGGCCTGTGCGTCGATGGTTTGCAGTCCGGAGCCGATCATCGCGGCACCGGCTGCCACCACAGCAGCAGCTGCAGCGGCCGCTGCAATCTTGGCCCGGCGGGTGAAGGCAGCAAGCCGTGCGTTCGCCACATCGACCTCGCGCGACAGACGCCCGAGGCCACGGGCCCCGGCGTCGCCAATGCCGGTCAGCTCCGCCTTGACCTGTCGTCCGCCCACGGCGGCGAGGCGCACGAACACGCGCTTTTCACTCATGCTGATCTCCGATCCGTTCGTTGACTCGTTTCACCATCACCGCCTCGATTTCGGGCAGCAGCTCCATCGCCACGAGGCCGTTCACGCCCAGCGCCTGCGCCATTGCCAGCGCAGCTCCCATGTCCCAGCCAAGGATGGTCTTCTGCGTCGCCCGCAGCTGGCCGCCCAGCCGTCCGACCAAGTCCCAGACCTGTGCGCCCTCAAAGGTCTGGGGTTGGTTCATTTTTTGCGGGCAGTCCGGGCACGGGCCTTGGCAGGCTTCGCAGTATCGATCGCCCCCGCTGAAGTGCCAGTCAGCAAGGGCGCGGAGACGTTTTTTTCCTGATCCAACACCAGTGCCTTGGCGACATAGCCCGCCTGGAAGGCCTCGAAGATCGGATAGATGTCGAGCAAGGCGTCAACACCCTCGGGGGTGAGTTCCAGAACCTTGCCGTCCATATCTCCCACTCCCTCCCATTCCACCACGGCCCGTCGGCCCAGCGCTTTGGCAAAGACCAGCGCGCGGTCCTCGTTGCTGGCGTCCTCGGGGAGCGCTTCGATGCTGGGATCGTTGCGGGTGGACACCATCAGCGCGGTGGTGAGCGGGAGCAGGCGCACGCGGACGCCGGGGGCAAGATCAAGCCAGCGCGGATCGGTAGAGAGGTCAAGTTTGAGCATGATCAATAGGCCTCCACGCCGTTGATGAGCGTGACGGTGCACATGCGCCCGGTGACTGCGTCCTTGGCGGCCTGCCAGTCGAAGGTCGCCTGCACGCCCTGCGGCCCGCCGATCTCGACGCGCGGACGCGGGAGATAAACGGAATGTGCGGTGAAGGTCAGGCTCTCTCCGGTGGGCAGGCTGTAGGCGAACTCAAGCGCGCAATCTGTGCCGTTGATCGCCTGTTCCATCAGCGTGGTGTCGGCAAAGCGGACCTCCATGCTGCCCGAGAGCATTGCCATGGAGGGATCGGCCCCGTCGATCTTGCCGTCGGCGCGGATGGTCTCGATGCGGTCGAGGTTGTTGCCATAGGTAATCTGGGTCGAGACCACATTGCCCAGCGCCACACCGTCGCGCTTGATTGCCCCGTTGAAGTGACCAAACCGCTGCAGCACAATCTCGGTCGGTGTACCTACGTTGGTGGTGGTTGCCGGGGTCTCGCCCTGAGCAATGAGGCTGACCGAGGCAGTCAGCAGGCCGGAGCGCTGCATCTGCCAGGACAGCTGATCCACCACGCAGCCTGCGTACATCGCAAAGCGCGGCACTTCTGGCATGCCAATCTCGATGGCGAGGCTTGGAAGGATCCAGCTGCCCGAGCGGAACTCGTGGCTGTAGGGCGCCTCCGCGCCGGTCGTGGTCGGATCGCCAAAGGTGGCCTTCAGCCAATAGCCAAAGCCGATCGCATCAATTGGGACCACCACGTCGCCATCGCTGGTCAACGCGTCCTTGATCGGCGCGAGTGGATCCCGGCCGTAGCCGAGCAGCTCGGACTCGAGCAGTGGTTGCTCCGCGCCAAGCGTCGAGCTGGCGAAGGGCATTTTGAAATAACCGCTCGCGGGCGGCGTGCCGTAGACGGATTCGTAGGCGAGCGCCATCTGCGCCCGCGCTCCTTGTGCGCGTGCCATGTCCTGTGTTCCTTTCGTGGTTCAGAGAAGGGGATCGGGGGTCCCGTAAGTGAGAACGACCGGAATGGTCGCGGCCTTGAAGCCTTCGGCTCCCTCAATGGCCAGATTGA